GAGAGTGGGCAAGATTATATGATAATCAATATATTTAATTATAAGGTTGCAGATATATTTGGTTCTGGTGGTGTTGCTAATATAAGTCCTGGAGCATTTTTAGAAGGGCAAAGTTTATCCTCTAGACAGTTTAACGAGCTTAAAGAATCTCTGGCAAATATAAGACTCCCTGTTCCAAATAATATAATGGAAGCAAACCAAACAAAATGGGGAAGTTCTGAACTAAACAATCTTGCTGCTGGTTTATTGGCTGGTGCTACTGGAGCAGTGGGAAGTGTTGCAACAGCAGATTTTATGACTGCTGGAGAATATACTAGGGATACAGTTAAAGGTATTCTAGGAGGAAACACTCCAGGAAAAACTCTCATAAAACAACAATTAACTTTAGGTGCTGCATCAAAATTAATCAATAAACTTGGAGTTAAAGTTAATGCTGAGGCATTTAGGGCAAGAGCAACTGGAACAGTAGTCAATCCAAATCTAGAATTACTTTTCAATGGACCTTCGTTGAGACAGTTCCAATTCCAATATAAACTAACACCAAGAAGTTTAGAAGAAGCAAAGCAAATAAGAGGAATAATAAAAACATTCAAGAAAGCAATGGCTCCTAAAAGAGGAACTGCTGCAGAGGATGCTTTTTTCCTTGGTGCACCTAATGTGTTTCAACTTAAATTCATGAGGGGAACTGGAGAAAATAAATATCTCCCATCAATTAAAACTTGTGCACTAACAAACTTCTCTGCAAACTATACTGCTGATGGATTCTATTCTGCATACTATGATGGACAACCAATCTCAATTGATATTGTCTTACAGTTTGGTGAACTCACTCCTATATACAATGATCATTATACAATTGATACTGAGAGTGTTGGATTCAATAAAGACTTAAATAGTTTAGAGAAATCAACAACTAAACCTGTAGAAAATAAACCTGCAGCAGAACCACCACCACAAACAAGACAACCAAGAACAGTGGAGGAAGCACAGGCAATAGTTGAAACAGAAGTAAGTGCTGCATTAGGAACTAATGTTCCAGGATTAGATCCAGTAGCTCCTATTCTTGATCCAAGAGGAAGAGTACCAGGAACTACAGTACAAACTTTAGATACTGCTGTTGATCTAAGACCAGGAGGAGCAGTTAGACGCTTTTAAACTACTATGGCATACTTCAGAAACTTTTCAGACTTCTTATACCAGTCTCCCCTACCATCCAGAACATCATCCTCTGATTATATCAGAGTAAAAAATATATTTCGTAGAGCAAAGATCAGGGATGACATCTTCCAAGCAGCAGTAGCATTTGATAAGTATCAAATTGTTGGTGAGGAAAGACCTGATCAAATTGCAGAAAAGATCTATGGAAGTCCTCAATATGATTGGGTAGTTTTACTTTCAAATAATATCATTAACTTAAGAGAAGAATGGCCTCTTTCTGACAGTGAATTTAATAACTACATTGAAACTAAGTATACAGAAGATGAGTTAGGTGAAGTCCATCATTATGAAACAGTTCAGCATCTTGATACCAGGGGAAAAATGATTGTACCTGCTGGAAAAATTGTTGACTCAGACTTTAGTGTAACTTATTTTGATTATGAAGTGGAGCAGCAGAATGTATTAAGTGTTCCATACACATTTGATTCAAGTACAACCACATTTGATTCTACCACTGTAAGATTTGATATGGAAGAACAGATTGAAACTATTCAGGGAACTGCATATACAATTAATCCAGTTAAAGCAATCAGTGTTTATGATCATGAAATTGCTAGAAATGAAGAGAAGAGAAACATTTATGTTCTGAAGAGAAGATATCTCCAGACAATCATTGATGACTTTGAAGATATTATGAACTATGGATTCTCTTCTCAGTATGTAGATAGGACAACAAAAAGGGGAGACAACTTAAGAGTCATCTCCCCAAGGTAATCATTCTTCTGCCAGTCTCTGGAAGTAACTCAGAGCATCATCTTCATCTTCATCAGAAGAGGATGAACTTGCCTGATAGCTGGTCCCACCATACTTTCCCTCAGAAACTTCTTCCCTAGAAGGAACAGGACCACGATCCTCTTCTTCATCTTCAAAGGATTCATCAACCTTGGGTGCAGCTTTCTGACCAAGGACAGACTTCAGACGATTATCAAGTTGTTCATAGGACTTGAACTTGTCTGCATTAACAAAGTCATCAAGAGAGTATGCTTTCTTCCAGATTCCCTCTAGAACATCATCATCAAAGTCACCAAGAGTAGAGGTTGATTCAAACTCAGAACTATCATAGTTCCAATAACCAGCAACCTTCTTGATCTTCACCTTGAAGTTTGCACCATTCCAAAAGTCAAAGGGATCAATTGGAGTCTCATCATCAAACTCAGGTTGCATAGCAGCAGAGATCTTATCAAAGATCTTCTTGCCATACTTGAACAGGAATACTTTACCCTCATTCTCAGGGTGTGCTTTATCACTCACAACATAGATGTTGGAGTAGTAAGAGAGTTTACGCTTCCTTTGACGTACAATCTCTTGGTTTGCTTTGCTACCAGTGTTCCACAACTCACGGTTTGCTTCACACACTGGGCAACTCTGACCAACAGTGGTCAGACAGTTATCAATAAACCATCCACCATTTCCTTGGAAGGCATGAGTATAAACTTTTGCCCAAGGAAGCTCCTCATTAGCAGGAGCAGGGAGGAAACGAATAACTGCAAATCCATTGCCTGCTTTATCTACTTCAGGTTTCCAGATGCGCTCATCAGCACCACCTGAACCTGAGGTATTCATCTTCTCCACTTCTTGAACCAGTTTAGAAGTCAGAGAACCAAGCTTGGATTTCTTTTTAAGGTCTGCAAAAGACATTAGATTACCTCGGATTGAAAGGATTGTTTGGATTGGATCTGATTGATCACAGGACTATCATACCCTGAGGAGACAGTCCTGTCAAGGTATTTATCTGTCTCTTATTGCAGTTTTCCTGAGACCCTCAACTGTAGCCTTCATGGTTTTGAATACCTCATGGATGTCAGGGGTATCACCAAACCCTAGTAGTTGAGCAGAGTCTCTCATCTGCTGCTTCATTTGGAGTGCCTCTGGATCATCAGACAAGCAGAGTCTGGTGTAGATAATCTCCTGCTTCTCCAAAAGTTTCTCTAGCAAATCAATGTGTGCTAGTTTTTCTGCAGTTGTCATTGCAAAGAAAGCAGGCAACTCCTTAACAATCTGTCTCTGAATTTCAGAGATAGATTTCATATCTTCTTTAACCATGTCTGAATCAAAAAAAGACATTATTAACCTCCTACAACAGTACTCTTTAAAATTTTTCTGTACTTGAATATATCAATATTTAGAAATGGGGAATATTTCTTGAGTTTCATAGAGACAGATTCCCAAATAGGATCCAAAAGTTTCTTGTCAAAATTATTCCCAAACAGGAATATTCTATCATAGATCACTAGTGTTTCCATAGAAATTTTCCCGCTCAGGAACTTTTTTAAAATGATTGGGTGACCTTTAGTACAATCAAATACATCATCCACTTTGTGTTCTGAGAATAATTCCTCAGACTCTTGTGTAAAAATGTACTGTAGACTTTGCTGTCTCTTGTTCCACTCTTGATAGTAAGTATCCCCTGACCTAATTACACTACCAATCCATAAACTATTTGGATCATCTGCAGCTACAAAATTAGCGATGAAGAAGTTTTTAATTTCCTCATCGCTCTTTTGTCTACTAAGTTTTTCAAACCAGTACTTGTCCTTTCTTTTATTAAAGGTTGCTACTGATGCCCTAGACTTACCTGCATACTTATGATAATCATACTTCTCTTTACTAAAGTGATTCTTCAGTGCAAGGTATTGCTTGTAAGCATCAAAGGGTGTCATATAACAAGTTTTGCTCTAGATGTTCTCTTCAAGAAATTCAAATTAATAGCATCACACTTAAGTTTTTCTTTGAGTGGTTTGCTAACTAACTTACCTACAGATTCTACCTCAATATTGTTCTGTTCGCAATAGTAGATGATAGCATCAATGTAGTTCATGTCTTTGTTGACTTTGACAATCTCTTCAATGATCTGAGAAAACTTTGCTTGACACAAAAACTTTGATTCTAGTGCAGACTTTAATTTACTTTCCATATTCTTTTAGTTTTGATTCTATAAAATCCTTAATGTAATGTGTCAGAAGTTTCATGTACTTGAGTTTATCATACTCCTCATAAACAACGCAATCCCCATCTTCACATGCCATTAGAATAACTAGTTTCTTAACAGGAATACCAGTGAGTTCATAGAACATGCAAGCATATGCTGCTGCCTGAACAAAATAATGTTCAATCCATTCTCTGGGTTTTGCTTTCTTTGAAGTCTTAAAGTCTATTACTGATAGTTCACCATTATACTCAGCAATGCAGTCTACTGTACCTGCTATGCCTAACTGCTGACTGTATAATGAAGATTCAAGTGCATAGATATTATTTATCTTTTTTAATTCTGGAGTAATAATTCTAAAAAGATGCTTTGCAATTAAAGACTTCTCAGGAATCAAAGGCATGTTAAGAAGGTAATGCTCAACCAGACTGTGGAGATCAGTGCCTCTACTAGTTGCCTGTTTGTTTACCCTATTAGCCTCTTCTTCTCCAACTCTTTTTCTCCAGTCTTCAAAGATATGTTTATTGTGGTGACTGGTGACAGAAGTAATAGAGACAAGTTTTACTAACTCATCTCCATCAGGGATTTTGTAGTATCTTACACCATCAATAGTCTCCCTATCTAACTTAGGGAGACTAATATCAACATGATTAAACATTAAAAACCTGCTGCCATCTTATTAACAATGTAGGATTTAACTAGACCAGATCTAACAATGTCATCAACACCAAATTCAATTGTCTCAAACTCTGGCATTCTTTCAATGATCTTCATGAAATCTAGAATTCCATTTCTCTCATTGGTCTTTGTAAGGTCTGACTGTCTTGCGTCTCCACAAAACATAATCCTTGAGTTGTCACCAACCCTAGTAATTATACTATCAAGTTCATGAAAGTTCAAGTTTTGACATTCATCAACAATGATAATTGAGTTATCAAGAGTAGTACCTCTGATGAAAGAAGTAGACCAGAATGTAACTGTCTCTTGAGATCTTAAGTTACCATACAGCATTTCAAAATCTGAGTCTGTTGGCATCTCAAACATGTACTTAACCATGTTCTTGTATGGGATCTGATACAAGGCTGACTTGTCATCATGATCACCAGGCAAGAAACCAATCTCTCTAGTAGCAACCAGAGATCTTACAATAACAATCTTTTGATATGGAGTGATCTCACTGAGGACATCTCTCAATGCATTGTAGAGTGCAATGAATGTCTTACCAGTTCCTGCACAACCATATACAAAAAGATGTTTGTCTGAGTTGTATGCTTCAAAAAATTTCTTTTGATTCTCTGAGGCAGGGGTAATATCCAGAAGGAAGTCTGTATTGATTGGTTTCCTTCTCTTCATTTGCTTTGCAGTCATGCCAATTCCAATTGGCTGATTGTCATTGCTTCTTTTTTTTCTTGCCATTAGATTTTCTTTACTCTAGAACCAGGGGCTTTTGATGCTTTTGCAAGGACGTCATTCCATCCAGGATTTTTGGAGACTAGTTTATTTCTCCAGTCTCCAACTTCTCCTGGACAAGGACATGTGGAAGGATCAGACCAATCTCTTTGCCAATCAGGATTGTCTTCTTTCCATTGATCCCAATCAAGAACACTCATTGTTACTTCTTTTTGTTCACCAGTCTCTTTATGAACAACGGGATATGTAGGCATAATTTAAAATGGGTATAAGTGTATTTATTATTACCAGTCAAGAGCTTCTGCAACTGTAGGGAATTGTTCTTTAAAGATTTCCTTACAGGCAAGAGCAATATCCATGTGCTCCTTCTGAGTTCCATGAGCAGAACGAAGATCAATGTAATGAATCCAAGAGCGACATGAACCACTCATGTAAATACGAGTCGGTGTGCAGAGTGGCAGCACATTACGAGCACACTCCTTTGCTACACCCAACTCAAGCATTTGTTGGTACAATGCCATGGATGAACTGAACAGAGTTTGCATTTGCATTTGCAGTTTCTGGACAGTGAAGTCATCAAGATCATCAATAGAGTTTTGACGATTCTTGGTGTCTTGTCTACGAAGATCAGGTAGAGGAATATCTTTGCTCAGCAGAGAAGAGTCTGCATAGCGTTGTGAAAATTCCTGGAAGGTAAAAGACCTATGACGCAAAATCTGAGCTGCTATTGCACGAGTAGTTTCAATCTCAAGGGTCATGAAACTTTGTTCAAATACAGACCAGTGATTATGCTTCACACAATACTTAAGGAGTCCAGCAACATTAGGGTTTTCTTGGTTGGCAGGATTACTAACTCTAGCAACATAACCCATGGTCTGTTCAGCATCAGGGGTAATTGAAACTAGTTTAACTGTCATTACTTTCTCCTTTCATGTGTTTGAATTTAAGTGCTTTTTGGGCAAGTTTTTTTGCCTTCCTCATGTATCTGAGTTCTTCCTCATTATACATCCATGGTTGCTTCAATGCAATCTTTGACATTCTTACTGTGGTTTTAAAATCCATATTAGTCTGGGTATCCATCATCATCAAAACATTCATCATAGTCCACAAAAGGAGTAACTCTATCTCCCTTGTCCTGTGGAACATATGATTCTACATCTGAATAAACTTCAGACTTTAAACTCTCAACTAATAGTTCTAGATTCTTTACTATTAGTTTTAACTTTTCTCTTTCCATATCCAATACGAAGATACCTAATTCTAGATAAAAAAAAGGGGGATGTCAATCCCCCTCAAAGTTAAAAAGTTTTTCAAACCATTCATCTAGATGAATGATATAGCATGACCAATATTTACATCCTCTGTATGTTAATTGATAACACGCAGGAGGTCTGTTATCTTTATCCATATCATCATAGTGATATGTGTAATGCTCCATTACTTCACCTTTGCTGGACAGTGACCTGCCATACAAAGTTGTGCATTGTGAAGTTTAGTTTCCTTAACTTGCTTTGCCTTGATGACAGAAAGCCAGTTAGATGCAACTACTTTCTTCATTTTACAACCTCCACTTTTTCTTCATGCTTGCAACCACGATAGGTTTCAAGAATGGTGTGGGTCTCAACTTCCTTCTTAGCATGGGGATCATAAGAGATACCACGATAAGAAGTATTGTTGCTGTAAAGGTTAAGAAGATTCATCGTTTTACTCCTAAAGAAATGAGATAATTAAATCCCGTTCCTTCAGTCTTTTGCGTTCTCCATTTGCTATTTGCAAATAGAGAATGAACGATCCGTTCCGAGACTTACTTGCGTCCCATAGGGATGAACGTATGGTCATTATAGACCTAACAAACTATCTATGCAACTAATTTTGTAAAATGTGATACAATTTTATTATGTTTTAATCTTTCTTCTCTACAAATCCTCTGAAGGTGTCTGTCTGATCCCATACCCAAACAGTTTCCTTACCCTCTTTATCAATAACTGAGTAATGAGGTCTAGTCTCTTTGTCTCCAGTCATCTGGTTTGTCTTGTTTGAACCAATCTGCGATTTCATCAGCACTACCAAATCCTGTTCTGTGATTAGATGGGTCAGGATCACCTAAACCCATCTTGTTCATAAAATCATCCATGCTTCCTTCTACCATCTCAGGATTAGAAGCTTGTCTCCTTGCCCTATTGAGCATTTCCCTGGCAGATGTATTTGCCTTGCCCAACTTCTCTGCCCAGATCATATCATCTAACTTTACTTCTTCACCATTCACAATGCACTTGCAAATAAATTCTAATCTGAGCCTATATTTCGTAGACAACATATTGCCTCTCCTTATATGACCTATTTATTTTACCTCTCGATATAACTGAGGGTATGATTATCAGACTTTAATTGATGAATGATAATGTCACATCCAATCTTTGGATTGGATTCTCCACATGTGAAGATGTCCACAGCTGCCTCACCTTTCTCTGGCCAAGTGTGGATACTAATATGACTTTCAGAAAGAAGACTTATAGCAGTTACTCCTTGTGGATCAAACTTATATGAAATGGTCTCTAAAACTTTTGCTCCACTTGACTCAGCAGCAATCTCTAAAAGATCTCTGAGAAAAATTTCATTATTTAAACAGTTAAAATCACAACCATAAAGGTTTAGCAAATAGTGTTTTCCCATTTCACTTCTTCTTTTTTTGATTTGGATTAGACCAAACTTTAGGGTTTGCTCTCCCCTCAGATTGAGTCATTCTAATTAAGTCTTCCCTATAGTTGTCCCAGTAGTAATCAAAAATTTCTACTCTTTTAGATGCCACAACAATATCAAAATGTGTCATACCATCCTGAAGATATTCAACTAGGTATGCAGTATGTGGCAGAGTTCTATCATCTGCCAATGATGGATCACAATCTCTATAAATGATTTTCACAATTTTAATTAAATACTAAATTTGGGAATGCATCCTGAACAACTGCTTTTGTAATCTTATATCTTTTATGAAGTTGCTTGTCCTTCATGTGACACAATAGTTCTGCTTCAGATGCATGAAGAGACTCTAGGAGTTGAATAAACATCATCTCCTTCTTCATCTTTGTGGTGTTAGTGACACCTTTAACAAAGTGATTAAACTTTCTCCATTCATGAATCAGCTTAGAGTGCTCAGTTCCAACTGGAGCATCATTAGCTGTGTATGGAACTTCTCCATCTGGAAGATCAGATTGGACTCTTGAATCAAAGTTCCAAGTGAGAACTGCTCTTAGAGCAGGACTGTCATAGTGTCTTAAAATTGTAATCTTTTCATCTCTATTCTTTGCATTAGAGACTCTTTGAATAACTTCAGACACCAGTTGATCTGGTGGCAATTTCATAAATCATTCTCCATTTAATTAGTCTTCAGGTTCTTCATCATCCATATCACCTTCAAATCTAAAGGCAATTATTTCATCTGGGATTACGTTTCCATCTTCATCATACATTTCAGGATGCAACTTAGCAACTTGTTGTGCCCAGGTGTGTTCTCTATAGATCCACCCAGCTAAACTTCCAACAACTAATGACATCAACGCAAACATTACAGAAAAAACAAGAGTGATTGCTATCATTGTCCTACTCCTTTTATTGAGACTTCCTTATATCAAAGGAAAAATTTAAGGAGATGGTCACTTCTCTTTTTAGGAAGGAAACCATCTTATCAAAACAGAATGAAAAAGTTTTCTTTCTGGGTTTCCTCCTTCTCAAAATAAGTTCAACTCCTCTGTTCATTTCAGAGGGATCTGGATTATTTATAGAGGTCATAGAAGAGAATTTTCTGCAAGATACTTTACAGTATCTGTACATCCTCCTAACTTAGTTGTTCCCATAATGACTTGTGGGAATGTGGATCCTTTTCCAAACTCTGCATAGAACTCTTCTCTGGTAAAATCAGTTCCAAGTTCATATGCAACTGCTGGATATCCTTTTTTAATACTTAGATCCCCCAATATTGTTTTAATCTTATCACAATATGGGCAACCTTGTTTACTGTAAATTGTGAAATTCATAGGTTTAAATTCTAACTGGATGTGGTCTACGTTTGTCTGATTTAATTGCACATAACCATGCAGTTGTTACTGCAATATTATCTTGCCACCAATTAGTTTCAAGTCTAAATTCTTGAAATCTAATATCAGTGTTTCTAATAAATTGTGCTTTGTCTCTCCTGGTGTAATACCAGAAACTATTCTCATTCCAAAAACTAACATGGGTTGGATCTTGCCATGCTCCTCTACCATCAGTAGAAGGAACTTCAATAAATGCCCAACCACCATCACAAAGAACTCTATGGATCTCTTTCATTGATTTGATTGGATCCTTAAGGTGCTCAAGAACATGGCTAGCATTGATAACACCAACACTATTATCCTCTAGAGGAATGCCATCATTCAAATCACAAATAATATCAGCATCACACTGATCAATTGTTATATATCCAGGTCTTGGGAACAACCCTCCACCAATATCAACTTTCATCAGACCATTAAGATCTGCATCCCTCTCAGCAAGTGCTTGTCCATATTGATGGAACAACTCAAAAGTCTTGATTTGAATGTTATCAATCCTTTGAGTTTGTGTATTGTTGTTGTCAGGAAGCCATCTATAGTAATAAAGAATCTTATCAATAAAGTGAAACTTAGTATTCAAATAAGATCTGATGACTAGTTCATGGTCATCACAGATATTTAATTCAGGATTGTGCCCACCAATTTCATGGTAGAAACTGGTTCTCCATGCCCTCACATGATCTGGAGCATACCAGATAATACCAATACTATGAGCAGTTGCAGGGAAACTATTAATTTTCATAAAAGTTTCTCCCCTGAACTCAACCCATTCATTGGTCCATCCATTATCAGCATTCCAGGGGATCTTATATTGATCTCCCCTCATGTCATACTGAACTTCCTCACTAAAAGCAAAACCAACTTCAGGATCTTGGAATGCTTGATTGAGTTCCTCAAGACAATCTAGTGTGAGTAGGTCATCATGATCCACCTCAACAAGAACATCTCCCCTGCCTAAGAAGAAAGCTTTGTTCTTAATGAATCCAACATTTGGGTTTGTAATTCCAGTGTGAATTCTAACCCTAGAATCATCCTTAATTTCTTGAGGGATATGATGTGGTTTGCAATCACCATTCAAATACAAAACCCACTCCCAATTAGAGTAGGTCTGATCTCTGATTGTTTCATATAGTTCTAAAAGAAAGGGCATGTTCTTAGAACTATGCTCTGGTGTAATGATACTAAACTTGTGATTAATCATATCAATCAAAAAAGAAAATGTGAAATAGTCTTGAGTCTTCTATGGTTTGTCCAAAGTATTCTGATGCAGCATGGATTTGTTTTGCATCAAATAAAATTAGTCTGTTGAAAATATTTCCAACAACATCTACCAATCTAAATTTTGTACTGTCATAAAATCCACCAGAGAATGCTTGATCTGAATTAGGATCTGATTCTTGCCTTGCTCCACTCTCATGAGCATAGAAAGAAGTACCACATTGGTAAGGAGCATTGGGTGTTAAGTATACCATACCTGCCCAAGTTTGTCCATCCCAATGATAAACTAAAGAATCTTGTGGAGTGCAGTATTGAAATCTACCACACATTCCATGAGACTCCCACTCAGTAATCTTATGTCCCATTATATTTTCAATTTCTCTTTTTGTACCAGGGACAAAATGCTGCTCTACAGTTCTTCTTCCCTTGTACCATTCTGATTGATCTTCATATTGTTGCTGCATAGCATATTCTCTTACAGCATATGGATCAGAATAAAAATTTTCAACAACCCAAATCTTTTTGTTATAATTTTTATTAGTTGTGCTAGTTGTTACAAATTTCATTGTGATATATTTTGTAGTGCTACAGATTTTAATTCTTCTAAGTATGTTCCAGTATCATAATAGCATGAATTGTCAATCAAGAACATAAAATCTGGGAATGGATTTTTTCTTTCCTCTGTTAAAAGATGATTAATTATTCCCATCATTGAAATATAGTCACCTTGTTCTGAACAAATTTCAGCAAGTCTAACTAAATGTTCATTTCTCCTTGGACAAAACTTACCAGCAACGTTTAGATTCTCAATTGCCTCTTCTAGATTACCAAGATCTTTAAGAAGCATACCACTACAATAAAGTGCAAAGTAAGAGAACTCATCTATATGAGTTGGTGTTAAAGTTTCATCAAATCCTTTATGGTTATGACAAACATACTGATAAAAATAGTAAACTGATCTCCTAGCAAATTCTTGTTGCTGAGTTTTACCTAGAGGAAAATCTCTATAGAAATGAGCATCAAAATAACTCTTACCAACATACCAGAAATGATAATTGTCAGTGAGCATGGTATTCTCTCTGATCAATTGCTCTTCTAATTTCAAAGCATCACTAACATACTTTGTTGGTGTCTGATAACTTTCCCCATCATTTGTTCCAATGTGCCTGAATGACCTTGGTAGATTAACTCTTTGGAAATTCTCACCAATGCCATCCATCTCAAGAGAAATAGTTTCATGAATCAAATCATGGTTAAACTTCCAAGGGAACTTTGCATTCCAAATCCAGGCACGATAGTAAGTGATTCCAGGAGCAATAGATGGAACATGGAAGCTATGAGCACTAGTATCATTAAAGACTGACCAATCAAAATCATCATCAACTTCCATGTATTCATCACAGTCCATTTTCATGATCCAATCACAACCATGGTCTGTCTTTAAACAGGTTTGGAGAAGGTGATCTCTATTCCAACCAAAACCAACCCATCCTTCT